AAAGATATCGCCGCACCCGAGAAGTTGCATGACGACACTCCCGTACGCACAGCCACCCTACCCGTTTCGAAGACGCCACTCATCGATGCGATTCTTGCGTCGGCCAAGCGTAACTGGAACCCGCCGGACATGCAAATGCAAAACAGTGTGTACGAGTACGCTCGTGAGCTAGTGAAAGAGTTCATAGATTGGGCGTTCGTGCCAAACTTTCGAGAGACCATCGGGGCAGCGTACAAGAAAGACCCGGTGTCGTTCAATGTCACGGATTATATGGCGTGGCGTGCCGGCAAAGACCAGAATTACCGTAAAATGCTGGACGACGAGTGCCCCGCAGATCTCGTCGAGTTGGAGTTAGAGCGGTACGACACTATCCTCAAGAAACGTGTGAAGCCTAAACTGAACACTTCGGCGCAGTATGAGCTAGGTCAGGGTCAAGTCATAGTTGGGCTGTCGAAGAAGGACACTGCTTTGTTCACTAGCGTCTTTCGTGTGGTCTTCGAGCGGTTTGATGGGGCGTTGCGCCCCGAGATACTCAGTGCTGGTCGGATGTCCGATTCGGAGATTTCCGATTGGGTGACGAAGCACAGGCATTCGTTGGGTGTGTTACCGGCCATAGAGATGGATTCGGGCAAGTACGATAAGTCCCAGAATCTCCTAGCACGTTTGGTTGAAGCGTATCTGTTTGTGGAGTTGGGCCTCGATCCCGGGGTCATGGAGATTTTTCAGGATTCGTATGTGGGCAAGGTGAGCAGTAAAGTCTTGGGCCTTATGTTCATCTCCGCCCTCCAAATGAAGTCCGGCGCACCGCATACTATGTTGGGCAATTTGGTGTACAACTTTGTCTCTGCTTCCAAGTCAGTGGGTCACGAGAACATCAGGTTTATGATCGCGAAAGGTGACGATAATGTTGTGTGGGTCAGTGGCGGCGTGGACAGGGTGTTGACGGTCCACAAAATGTCTAACCTGTTTAATCTGGAGTCGAAGCTCATTTCTGATTCCGTCTTGTACTTTAGTTCGGGCTTCATACTGATCTTCGAGGAGTTTGGGGTGTTTGTCCCGGACCCGGCTAAGTTGTTGGAGTTGTTTGGAGAAGCCGGTCAGGATCCGCGTACCGTGGAGGAACGTTACGTTTCCTTTAAAGACCGGGTCTCCGCGTACGCCGTGGATCAGTCCGTGCCCACCGCTCTGCGTGACGCTATGCGGCATAGGTATCAGCGTCCCGAAGTGGACGTAGTCCTAGGTGTTGATGCGTTGTTGACAGCTGCAGAGTCCTTGGACGGTTACAGGAGCCTTATTCCTGGGTAGTGTG